GAAACCCGCGGTGGTAACCAAAGCACGGCCGGTTACCAACCCGACGAGCACGATCGCGCAGGAGGTTGCGCGCTGCCTCGATGCCATCGTGGCACTCGGCGGGATTGACAGGGCCGAGCGTATCGCGGCGGCGTTTCGATGAGCGCCAAGCCAATCGCCAGGATAGGCGCCATTCGAATCCTAGGCCGGTGGTACTCCCTGCCCGAGCTGGAACGACTCGTCGCCGAATCGGGCGCGGTCGAATCGAAGGCGTCGACAGCCGTGCCGAATGGCAGCGGGAAGCTGGCGACGACGGCCGACGTCAAAGCGGCGCGGGCGAATTATCGGAAGGGGGCGAAGTGAATATTTGCGTTCAAGCCGAGACGCTCGGCGCAGCACTTCGCGTGCTCGCCGATACCGTCGAGGAAACGGGCGACACCGTGCCGACCGAAGCGTTGATCGACGTGCAGAACGGTCCTGGAAAGTGCTCGCTCGAGCTGTATGACCTCGACGAATTGCGGGCGCGGGAAGAGCGGACCGTGAGTCGCGTTGAATTTTGGGAAGCGGCGCAAGCGAAGCGCGGGCACGCGGCGGAGTGCGAGTGCGTTTGGTGTGACGGGACGGTTGTTGATGATGCGAATGGGAGGGTTGAGAAGTGAGTGAGGCGCGGACGCTGCGCCGAAAGAGATTTCGACGTCGACTGTTCGAAGCGTTCGATGGTCGATGCGCGATCTGTGGAATTGAACTGAAAGAAGACTGGCACGCCGACCACATTGTGCCGTGGAAGGTGCGCCAGGAAACCAACTTTTACGCGATGCAGGCGCTTTGTCCGAGTTGCAATGCCAGGAAAGGCGCCAAAACCGAAGGAGAGTTTCAGATGAATAATAGCAGAATGCAGAGTGACATCAATATCGAGAATGCCCGCCCAGGTCAGAAGGGGGCCATCCAGGTAACTCTGGATCGCCTGTCGCTCGGACTGGCTTACACCGCGGTCGTACTACCGACTCGGTATGGCAAGAGCGATGTGATCCGAGCTACCGCGATTGTCGCGCACCATCGCGGCATCGTGAGCTATGCGGTCGTTCTTAGCCCTGCAAAGGTGCTTAAAAAACAGATTATCAAAGCGTGGAAGTGGAAGAAAACCCTCCATAGATATGGGTTACCGCGGCATACGAAATTCCAATCGATAGAGTCGACTCCGCCGCATCCGCGAAACGACAGCGGCGCATTCTTCATGAGCGGGACACTTCAATCGCTCGTCATGAACGTTGGCGAATGGGTTGAGTGGGTAAGAAACGCCATTGCAGTCACTGGCAAGCCGCCGGTGATCTACATCGACGAGACTCACATGGCTGGCATACATAACAAATGGGGCAAGGCAATCGAGTGCTTGGCGGAGGCTGGGGCGAAGATAGTGCTTCTCACTGCCACGGCTTCAAGAACGGATGGGGACGATATCCCTGGGTTCGAATACGACGTCGTGGACGAAGAGGAATATCAGTGGATCTGCCGTAAGCCAGGCAGTTTGCCCGAAAAAGTCTTGATCGAGGTTTACGAAGGCACGCGAGGGTCGCGAAAAATTCACGCGCATCACATCACCACCTTCGCAGAGGCCTATGCCGAATCGCCGGCTCCGATCTGCCGCCTGCATCGAGACATGTTCGACGTCGATCTCACTAAGATTATGGACGGCATGAAGGAATCTCTGATGCTATCCGATGCGTCTGAATCGGTGACAAGAACCGTATTGTCGCGAGTCGTTAGAAAAGACATCGTAATCAATCAGGCCGTCGAGCTTCTTCTTAAGCATCTCCGACAGGCGAAGCGCGTCGACGGGCGAGCGCAGGCGATCGTGTTCGTCGGTAACGACCGGAGCGACTCGGAGGACAACCAGCACGCTCGGGATGTCGAGGCAGCGATTCGCGCTGCCGACAAATCCGTCAGAGTGACAATTATAACAAGCTCGAACACGGACGATGGCGCCGATGAGATCCTGAGGTTTGCCGGCGAGTTCGACGTCGATGAAACCGCCGACCCGCCAGAGAAACCAATAGATCCAGTTGGCGACATTGTCATCGTCAAACAAATGGCTGGCCTCGGCGTCGAATTCCCGGCGGTAAAAGTCATGCTCGATCTCTCCTGCACCAGGGCAGAAACGACATGGGTACAGCGAGTAATGCGCATCGCCACGCTATGGGGGCACTTCAAGAGCGCGACGCTTATTACGCCGAATGACGTTCTCAGTGCCGCGTTATTCAAGCGCGTCACGGCCGACGGATTAGGGGAAGCGACGCGACTCTCTGGAGAGCTTTCTCATTCATACGAGGTCGACAAGAAGGACGCGCCAGATCGGGCGAAATTTTACGTCGATGGGGCTAGTCCTGCCGGCTTCGAAGACAGCACAGGAGACACAGGCACGACCGAAGACCAGAAGATTATCGACGATGTGATTCGGAGATTCCCGCTGCTGAAAGGACTGATGCTGCCAAGCGAGATTCTTGCCAGAGCGAAGGCTGACCTAAGCGAAGACCGACCGTTGCACGCGCCGTCAGATGTGCATGACGTGGATTCGGAGAAGCTCGCCCTTCGAACGAAATTAACATCGCTGTCACATCAGCTGAGAGACCTCAGATGCGGCGTACCTGCGGTCGACTTCGAACGCGAGATGACCAGCGTATGGGACGATGCAAAGAGAATAGCGGGATGTCGGCGCGAGCACGTGAAGGCTCTGGGCGTTGAGCAATTGCACGCTATCGCCGCGGCATTCGAAGGGATGATCGACCAGGAAATCAGCGCAAAGAAAGCATCGTAGACATGAGAAGCGCAGCGGCACAGCGTCAACTCCTTCCGGTCGATCGAAAGCGAGAACGCGAACACGAGATGCTGGCGGCTGCCGGCTCGAGTCCTCGGGACATGATGCAGAAGGGAGACGCAGACTGGTGCTGGTCTGCCCTTCTTCATCTTCGAACAATTTGGGCGAGCGAAAAATCCACGATCGAGATGTGGGAGCGGACCATCGCCGATATCCGCTCCGCTTGCGCCTGGGAAAAAGTACCGAAGGGCCGCCCGTACGGCACCGAGGACGCGATGCTTCGGGATGTTCTCGGCGTAGAACTTTCAGAGGCCGAGCGCACCATTACGGACCGGGCCGCAAGAATTGCCGCTGCGGCAAAGGAGACCGGCGAAAAGGCGTCACCTGGACCCACAAAGGCCGAAACTGCAGCGAAGAAAAAGCGCGGTAAAACAGGGGTGTTTACCACAAGTGATAAGATAACTTGTGGTGAGACCTCAGTAGGGTCGGCGCGCGGCACCTCCGCCGAATACCAAGCCTCGCGACTCAAGCGAGACTTCCCGGAGATCGCTACCCGCCTCGCTAACGGTGAGTTCCCGTCGGTGCGTGCGGCGGCGAGGGAAGCGGGGATTGTGAAGCCGGTGGATCCCGTGAAGCGAGTGATGAGGCTAGTGAAAGCGATGAACACGCCGGATCTGCAATGCCTACGGGTCGAGCTGTTTGAATTCTTTCGTCGGTGCGGGGTTGGGCAATGAGTTACTACAGCAAAATCGACCGCCAAATGTGGGGCGATAAAAAGTTCCGCGCACTCTCGGCCTCGCCGCCGAACGCACAAACGCTTTGGCAATATCTTCTCACGGGCCCGCACAGCGGCGTGGTGCCCGGGCTGTTCTCTAGCACCGTCGACGAGCTGGCGATCAAACTACGGTGGCTCCCAGGCGACACGGCGGATTGTTTTGCCGAGATCGAAACCCAGCAGATGGTGCGGGTCGATCGAGAGTCACAGCTCGTTTGGCTACCCAACGCGTTGCGGCACAATCTGCCGCGAAGTCCAAACGTCGTGGTCGGCTGGCGTTCGGCGCTCAGCGAACTCCCGGAATGCCCGCTAAAAGACGAAGCGCTCGCGTTCATGCGGAACGTTTTATTGCAGATGAGCGGAGCGTTCGCGCACGCGTTTGACGTGGCACTTGGGAAGGCGCCATTTGGCCCGTCCACCAACCCGACTGGTAAGCCCAAACCGAAGACTTCGCCGAAGAGGCAACCGAAGACTTCACCGATTGAGACACCGAAGACAAGACCGATTCTAAGAAAAGAAAAGAAAGAAGAGGGAGAGCAGAACGCGGACCCCTCGTCGCCGATTTTGGATCACCCGGAGCCAGGACTCGGCACGGTCGAACACCTAAACCGCCTCGACCCGGATGAGATTCTCAACGCCCTGAACCGGTCGAGCGGCGGCGTGGTGGACATCCGCGGCACGGGACCGGTCCAGCAAAAGTTTTTCGCCGGGATCCACGAAGCCCGCTGGACCCTCGACGAAATCGAAAACCTCGGGCGGTACCTCGCCGCCGGCGAATGTGCATGGGCGAACCGCAAACGATTCGACCTCGGTTGGTTTTTGTTCAACGACACCCGCCTGGGCGAACTCGTGACCAAAGCGAGCGAGTGGGCCGAGCAACACCCGAAGGTCCCGCCAATCGCACCACCGGTGCTCGTGCGAATCGGCAAGCTCGGCGTTCCGGTGCTCACCCACGCCGAGCTTGCCGAGCAATCCCGCGCGACCCTCAGCGCCCTCCGAGGCCACCGTGGTTGAAGCAATCCACAACTTCGACGCCGAGCGATCGGTCCTCGGAGCGGTGCTGTGCGACCCAGCGGCGCTCGGCCTGATCGACGCAATCCTGTCGCCCAAAGACTTCTTCTCGCCAGCCCACGCCGCGACGTTCGAGGCCATGCTCGCACTCGGCGCAACGGGCCAGGGCATCGATGTCGTTGCGCTCGCCGACGAGCTGAAATCCCGTGAAAAGCTCGCGGGCGTCGGTGGCATGCCGTTTCTCTCGGCCTTGACCGATTCATTGCCAACCGCGGCGCACATCGAGCAACACGCCAAGATCGTGGCCGCGTTCGCGTTGCGTCGTCGTGTGGCTGACGCTGCCGCCCGAATCGTTCACCGCGCCAACGACCCGGCAGCGAAGCTCGACGAGGTTTTGGAGTTCGCAACGCAATCGCTTTTCGCCGTGACCGAGCAACGCAAGTCATCGACCGTCACGACGCTCGACGATGGCATCACCAAGTTTTTTACCCGCATCGAGGAATCACAAACGCGCGGCGGACAACCCGGTATCATGACGGGCTTTCGCGATCTTGACCGAATGCTTTGCGGCATGCATGACGGGAATCTTCTGATTGCCGCCGGACGACCCGGAACGGGCAAGACTTCGTTCGCTCTCAACGTCGCGCAAAACGTCGCAGCGAAGCATGGGCCCGTGCTGTTCGCATCGGTTGAAATGCCCACCGACGAACTCGTTCAGCGTGCCATGTGCGCCGAAGCGAGGATTGACCAACAGGTGGTTCGTTCGCTGCAAATCGGGCAGGAACAATTCACCGCATTCGCATCGGCGGCGCAGCGATTGTACCAACTGCCGATTGAAATCGACGACGCCGGCGGATTGAAACTCGGCGCGCTTCGATCGCAAGCCAGGCGCATGAAACGACAGCGCGGGCTCGCGCTCGTGGTCGTCGATTACTTGCAGTTGATGCGGGGAACCGAGCGCGCACAGAACCGCGAGCAAGAGGTTTCAGAGATCTCGCGAGGACTCAAAACACTCGCGAAGGAACTCAAGGTGCCCATCTTGTGCCTGTCGCAATTGAACCGCTCGACCGAGACGCGTTCATCGAAAGACAAGCGACCGCAGCTCAGTGATTTGCGCGAATCAGGTGCCATCGAACAGGACGCCGATGTCGTGATGTTTATCTACCGCGACGAACTCTACAACCCGCAGACGAGTGACCGCGGTGTTGCTGAAATCATCGTAGCGAAACAACGCAATGGGCCGACCGACACGGTCAAGCTTCGGTTCATTCGCGAGCTTACTAAATTCGAAAATCTCGAGTCAGCGCAAACCGCGCGAGAGAGTTATTACGATGCCGCCGAGTAACGCCAAACGCATCGGCGTCGATGAGTACAACGCCCGCTTCGCACTCAAGGTTCAGGATGGACGCGGTCGCAAACGCCAGGCCATCGGCGCACGCAACGAGGACTACGTCGACGCGCTAAACCGAGAGTGTGAACTCGGACATGTCGCGAAACTTGTGAAGCGCCCGACGCTCACCAGGATGGTTCGCGGCAAACAAGTGTTCATAAAACCATCGGGTGTTGACTACCACGGTCACATGATTGGCACTGGCCGTGCGGTCTACGTCGAAACAAAACGCGTCTCAAGCGGACCGTTCGAATTGCGAGACTTACGGGTCAGTCAGATCGCAGAACTCTCGAACGCATGGGCCGGTGGTGCACTCGCGTTCGTGCTGGTGATTCACGGCCCGAAGAAAGTGCCGTGCGTTCTTCCGTGGACTCGGATTCGGCACGAATTCGAAGCGCGTGCCAAATCGATCAGCGTCGACGAGTTGATGATCTACGAAGTGACCGGGCCATACCTCGCGCCATGGGCGTCCAAGTGAGCGCCGTCCCTCGCCAGCGCTGTGCAGTCTGCGCCCGCGGCACCGATTGCCGATGGACCGACCAGCGTGGCCGGTGGCTCTGCGCACCGTGCGGACACGAGACGGGTGGCGTTAGGTCGGTCGTGCCGATACCAGCAAGGCCTCCAGCGACCCGGGAAAGGGCGCGCGTTTGGAATTGTGGCCTGGACGCCATTCCGACCAACGAGCGGGGCCTGCGAGCCCTGTGGACGAAAGTGAGGGTTAGGTGAACCTGGTGCATCGCTACGTTTACGAAGTGCTCGCATGGGACGCGGCTGTGTCGCGCGTCGAACGAGCAGCGCGCGGTGGTGGATCATCGCTCCGTGGCGTGCTCACGTGCCTCGAGCTTGGCATCGTGGGCAACGGCAACCGGGGCACCAAGGGCGTTGGACACGCGCCGCAGCCCGATGACGCCACGAACGTCAGCCCGGTCGCCACGGGCCGCTACCGCGAGCTGCGTGGCCTCGCGCTGCGAGTGACCGACGCGATCATCTCGGACGGGCAAGGTGAACAGATGGTCGAAAAGCAGTTCGGCCCGCGCATACATCAGTGCACACTTGCGCAGAGAGTTGCGCTCGTTCTCGAGACACAAAAAACGATCGTCACATGGCGCGTGAAACTGGCTTCAAGAGATTCGCAACCCGCGCTCGCTGCTTCGGAATTGAGTGGCAGCAAGCTGTTATCGCTCGGTGCCGAGGCATGGCATGCGTCACTTTCCGCTTGCATTGCCCAATAGGCCACGATACCCCTTTTTTCTGGATCTTGAGATTTGCCTCAACGAGCCGCCAAGAGCCCCGAGTTAACCTCGGAGCAGGTCGCCGCGGAGATCCGAATCCCGGTGCGCACAGTGCGCAGGTGGCTGCACGCCTGGCACGCAATCGGCGTTCGCGGCATCCGCACGCTGCACTCACGCGGGCGCTACGGACTTCGATACGTCTGCAGTCGCGAGCTGATCGACCGATGGCTCGCATGTGAATTGCCCGAGCCTCGAGAGCTGTCCAGTCGCCAATGGCGAGCAACAGCAACGGCGCATCACGGCGCTGAATAGCTCTCGGGGCTTTATGTCCCAATGGTCCTTTGTCCCTTGTCGAATGAACCCGCAAAAACGCACAAAAAGATCGATCCGATGCGGCTCGAGCTGGTCGAGCAGATGTATCGCGACAACCGGACGGCGCGTGAAATTCAGCACGCCGTCGTTGCGCAGTTCAAAACGACATCGCGCACCGCTCGCAGGTACATCGAGATCGTTAAGAAGCGACTCGCGAAAGACTGCAAGCGCAGCCCCGGTGCCGCACGCGCACGATTCGAGGAGACCGCGCTCAGGATCCAGCGACTCGCCGAGGAGAAGGGTCGGCTTGCTTTGGCTCTAAGGGCAGCCGAACGCATCGCGGTCATCTGCGGAGCCGCAGCGCCAAAGCGCGTGCGCCATTCTGGCCCCGGCGGTGGACCGATCGCCGTTGCAGGCGCAGTCACCGCACCCGTGATTTTCATTCCACCTGAATCCAATGAGTAGCGCTCTCGCACGACAGCCGCACCCAGACGACTGGAAGCCCAACGCGGGCCCGCAAACGCGGTTCCTGTCGCTCACGTGCTTCGAAGCGCTTTACGGCGGCGCCGCTGGCGGTGGGAAGTCTGACGCCTTGCTCGTCGATGCGATCCGCTACGTCGGCCGCGGATACGGCGCGGCGTATCAGGGGTTGCTCTTGCGCCGCACGTTCCCGGAGCTTGAGGGCAACCTCGTGCGCCGATCGCAACAGCTCTATCGAATGCTCGGCGGTTGGTACAACGAGACCAAAAAGCTGTGGACGTTCCCGAACGGTGAGCGCGTGATGTTTGGCAGCGTCGAGCACGAGAAAGACGTGCACCGCTACCAGGGCAGCGAGTTTCAGTTCGTTGGATTCGACGAGCTAACTAGCTTCGAAGAGTCGCAGTACCTGTACCTGATCTCGCGGCTTCGGTCCGCGAAGGGTGTGCCGTGCCGCTTGCGAGCTGCGACGAATCCCGGCAACACGGGACATGAATGGGTGATGGGACGCTGGTCCGCGTGGCTCGATCCCGCGTCGACGGTCGTCGCGGATCCTGGCGATGTGCTGCACTTCGTGAAGCAGCGAGACGGCGAGCACGTTGTGCCGAAGGGCACCGTGGGCGCGCTCGGTCGCACGTTCGTTCCTGCGAAGATCGACGACAACCCGAAGCTCGCCGAGAACGATCCCGACTACGTTCGCCGACTCGACGAGCTAGACCCCGTCACGCGCGAGCAGCTCCGTAACGGTAACTGGCTGATCAAGCCTGCCAAGGGGCTGTATTTCAAGCGCGCATGGATCCAAGAGATCTTTGACGCGCCGCCCGTCGACGTGATGGCTCGCGTTCGTTACTGGGATCTCGCTGCCGGTGGCGATTACGCATCCGGCACGCTGTACTCGAAGCTCCGAGACGGCCGCTATTGCGTTGAGAACATCTCGCGCATCCGCGGCACGCCTGGCGAGGTTCGAGCGTTCGTGAAGTCCGTTGCCGCGACTGACGGCGAGCCTGTCACGATTTACATCGAGCAGGATCCCGGGCAGGCCGGCAAAGACCAGATCCACACGTATGTGGTCGACATGCCTGACCGGCGCGTGCTGGGTCGAGCAAAGCGCGTCGACAAGATCACGGCCTTCGGTCCGTTCTCGGCCCAGTGCCAGGCTGGCAACGTGGTGTTCGTGCGTGGCGCGTGGAACGTGCTCGCGTTCGAGGAGTTCGAAGCGTTCCCCGAGGGCGCACACGACGATCAGTGCGATTCCACGAGTGGCGCACACTCGCTCGTCGTTGGCGCGCTGGCTGTCGCAAAGCCACGCATGGGCACAGCGGTCGTTAGACAGATTTACGGATGATTGACCCGCAGCTAAAAGATGTACCGCGTGGCATCGGCGCGCGAGTCCACGCTATTGCGTCTGCGCCGCGCAACGATCGCTACCAGAATCGTATCGGCAATTCGCTCAACCCTGGGATCGTGAGTTCGATTCTGCGATCAGCCGACATCGGGGAGATGCAACGGCTCGCGGACTTGCTCGACGAGGTTCGCGAGAAGGACGGCCACCTTCAGTCCGTGCTTGGTAAGCGCGAAATGGCAGTGGCCGGTGCTGAATGGGAGATCATGCCGGCGCCAGGCACACCGCCCAAGAAGGCCGAACGAATCGTAAAGTTTTGCACCGAGGCGTTGCAGAACATGCGCGCGTTTCCGCAGGCGATCGCGGACCTGATGTCGGCCGTGTACCACGGTCGAGCGGTCTGCGAAGTGATCATGGATCGGGACGGTAGGCGCTGGGTGCCGACGTGCATCGAGCCGGTGCACCCGCGAAGGTTTCGCTACTCGCAGCAGGATTGGAAGCTTCGCATTTGGGACAACGATCCGTCGTCGATCTTCAACAGCGGATACGGCATCGCGGTCGATGATCTGAATGCGCTGCTCCCAGGTAAATTCATCCTCCATGCGCCGCGCATTCGAGGTGGATACCCGACGCGTGAAGGGCTAGGGCGCACGTGCGTTTGGTATTCAGGACTCTTCAAGGCGTTCGGTTGGCGCGACTTCTTGGCGTTCGCAGAGCAATACGGCCGTCCCATTCGAACGGGCACTTATGGATCCGGCAAGGACCCGAAGTTTCCGCAGGCATCCGACGAAGATGTTGCGGAGATGTTGGTGTTGCTCGAGGCCCTTTCGAGCAGCGTCAGCGGAGTATTCCCGGACACGACGAAGCCTGAGTTCCACAACCCTGCGGCGGATAGCCATGGCGTGCACCCGGAGCTGATCAGGTTGTGCAACGAGGAGATCTCGAAGGCTGTACTTGGCTCGACGCTCGGCACCGAGGTCGGCACGAGCGGCGGTAACAGAGCGCTCGGGCAAGTGCATCAGGACGGCGAACAGATGATTGCGCGAAACGACGCGCGAGCGGTGAGCGCGACGCTCAAGCACGACTTGTTGCGGCCGATGGTGCTCGAGAGCGGTCTGGGCGACGAGAAAGATATCCCGACGATCGAGATCCGCACGGATCCGCCCGAGTCGCAGGACCTGCTGGCAACGCGCTACGCGACGCTTTCGAAGGCAGGTCTCCGCATCGGGCAGACGTTCGTACGCGATCGGTTCTCGATCCCCGAGCCGAAGCCAGACGAAGAAGTCATGGCCGTCGCACCGCCGGTGGATCCGAACGCCGATCCAGCAGCTGACCCGAAGGCCAAGAAGAAGAAAGATGCGCCCGGTACTAAACTTTAAAGTCGAGTTGATCGGATCGCCGGTCCGACTCGATAGTGCGTCCCCTTGGAACGTGCTGGCGTACGCCGTCGAACTGAAGGGCCGCGAGGCCGAGCTTACGCGCCAGGACTTTCGCGACGTCGTGAAGAATTTCGAGCGCTACGGCGAACGCCCGGTGGTGCTTTATCACGCCGACACTAAGAACGATGCGCACCCTGAATCGCGTAAGGCGCATGCGTGGATTGTCGCCATGCGGGTCGGTTCAATGCAGCGCAACGGCCAGACTATCGCGACGCTCGAGGGACGCTTTCGCTGGGTGGAAGAGTCCACCAAAGCGGACGTCCAGAAGGGCGCGCTTCAGTTCGGCAGCGTCACGCTGTTCCAACACGCCATTGATGAGGAGACAGGTCACGACATCGGCTCATTCCTCTACTCGTTTTCGCTCACCAACAACCCCGCTCTAGTCGATTTGCCGAAGCTGGCAGCGGATCAATTAACCGGCAAGACCAAGGTAAACAGCATGGAAACGTTCCTGCAGCTCGCGGCGCAACTCGGTGTGCCGGTGTCGAGTGAAGACGATGCCCGAGCAAAAGTGCAGGCGCTTGCCAGCGAGGCCCTCGAGGTCCGCAAAGCGCTGAACCTGTCGACCCGCGCGGAAGTCGCCAGCAAGATCGGTTCGCTCGCAGCGGACTCGGCCAAGCTCGTGACCCTCACCACGGAACTCGAGTCACATCGAGCCGTGGAAGAGAAGCGCAAGGAAGGCGAACGCGCGAGTCACATTGATGCGCTGTGCGCGTCGAACGCGAGCCTGAAAGGCATTCGGGCTTCGCTCGAGTTCCACGCCAAGGCTGACTGGGAAGGATTCGCGAAAGCCTATCC